TTGAACGTTCCATATATCATAAAATATGGAATTGTTGTATTTTTCGCACTAACATGGCGGTTATTTTATTATTCTCCGAACTCATACAAATATTATAAGGCAAGCAAACTCAATTACACTATGAAAGATGAAGATTATAAACAGATGACACTTGCAGGGGCAATTACGAATGAATGGCCAAAGTGGATAAGTAAATTAGAGTACTTTACGTTAGTATTATTCCCTATTATTCTTTATCGTATACTCTGTTTTGCTCCAATATATTATTTCCATATCTATTTTCCTACTATTTTTACCATTCACCATTTACATAACGTTATCATGAATTACGTTCTTGCGGATCTTTTTTGCAACATGCATACATTCGCGATTATTGTCCCGAATCACGCTGGAAGTGATATGTATTTATATCGAACACCGGTAACTGCAAAAAGTGACGAGTGGCTCCTCCGCCAATGTATTTCATCGACGAATTATACCCTGGGTAACAATATTGTCGACTATTTACAAGGATGGTTAAATTACCAAATTGAACATCATCTCTTTCCGGATTTGTCGGCGTATGAATACCAGGTCATTCATAAGGATGTCGAAGGGGTATGTAAAAAACATGGAGTTCCTTATGTGTGTGAAAATGTGTTTATCCGTATTTGGAAGACGGTGAAGATTATGACAGGTCAGGAAAGTATTCCTTATTATGAAGGGAGTGAATTGGAGAAGTATGTGAATGAAATTATTTCGACTGATTAAATGAGTTATTGTATATAATTTATTATACGCCTAATGAGTATTATAATAAATCATAAAAAGAATGAATCCGACCATATTATTAACGCTAATGATCGCCGCATATATCGCACCAGTTGCATTTGTTTATTACAAATACACTACCGCCACCACCGCAAGAAGCATCTCAAGTATCATTACAAGTCAAGAACCCTTTTTCAACAACATTGCGCCTCTATTCCAAACCAGATATTTTATCGCAGGATTCATGCTTATTATGACGGGGTTTACCGTGATGTACGAGTATCAGCGATGCATCAAACATGTGAGTTCGCAAATATGGTGGTCATTAACCTCGATCGCAGTTCTTTTGATAGGTATTTTCGGTGTTATTTTTATTCCAGAATATAACCCGGTTCATTATATCTTTGCTGCGGCAGCGTTCTTCGCGATTGTCGGGTTTATGACCGGGCATACATTCTGCGCCAGCATCGCTGCCGACATCAACGACATTCTCCGTATCCTACTTTACGCGCAAATCCTATTTATGGTCGTTACCGTTATCGGCGTTCTTCAAGACGCGGCAATATTTACGATTGAAGCGCTATTTCTCCTGAATTTCGCGGTGTTTTATTTATATCTTCATTATCATACTTTCTGCATCTCGTGTTAAATAAAGAGCAAATAATATTTTTTTTAAAATGTATATATTATAAAATAAATTTTTAAATGTGTAAAAGTTTTGAAACATCTCTTTCAACATTTGTCTTTTCGTTCGTATGTATTTGTATGTCTATAAATATATGTAAAACGAAGGAAGTGTATTTTGCTGCTATATTTATTTTAACATTTTCACTTGTGCAATTGATAGATGCTGGTATATGGTGGAGCCTTCGAAGTGATAAAAATAAACAAATAAATATTATTTTGTCGCGGTACGCTATACCAATTGTATTATCATTAGAATTGTTAGTAAGTTATTTTGGAATTAAATACACGTTTGGATGGAGTAATTATTACTTTGAATATGGACTAATAATATTTGTAACCTATATTTTAGTTTCTTGGATTTTATTTTTTTGTAATCGCGATAGTAAAAATACATATATTGGCGCTACATTGCCTTATAATGATGGTTATTTGCACTGGTGTGGAGTTAATATATATCCAATATTTCGTATATTATTCATTTTATTTTTATTATTACCAATTGTATTTGGAATACCGAAAAATTATGCCCTATTTAAATATATAATTATAGTTCCTTTGTTAATTTCATTTATTATGAATTATTTTAATGTTACATTTGGGGCGCGTTGGTGCTGGTCTTCTAATATAGCATCTGTCTTTCTATTACTATATACAATTTATATGAAATTTATGTAAAGTATTTTTATGGTCGTTACCGTTATCTGCGTTCTTCAAGACGCGGCAATATTTACGATTGAGGCGCTATTTCTCCTGAATTTCGCGGTGTTTTATTTATATCTTCATTATCATACTTTCTGCATCTCGTGTTCGCATTCAGGCGCGGCGTCTATCATCTCTCGATGTTCTAGATTTGCACCTACCCGATAATCCCGAATATATTGATACAGTAAGAGTCCACCGGACGCCCCCAAAAACAACAAAGAAACGCCGATGATCGCATCAAACGGTTCTTTGAACCAAACAAACGAATACGTCAACTGAATGACACGACGCATGATATCTAATCCGCTAAGCAAGATATTGGCCGGAATCACGCGTTGTTGGTTATTCAGAATGTAGATTTTATTGAACATGTAGAGTTGTAACCCAAATGCAATAAAGAAGTACATGGTGATCGCGCTTGCATTTATAGGTGGAGGGTATTTCGTCGTGTAGAACACGGCCCAAGGTGCCGCGAGGAGGAAATACGTGCTTTGAAATATGATTTGAAAATCGATATTCGACATCACGTCGCCGTATCGATTCATTGAATACTCAATCACATTATTATACGTCGAGTTCAAAAAGCAGGATATGAAGACAATGATGATATTTTGAATGACATTTTGCGCGCGCGTGTCAGCGTTCGCCTGGTAATAAAATATGTATTGTAGAGATGACAGAACATGCGCGACAACCAATGATCCGCAACTGAGATAATACAGTCGAGTTATCGGTTTTTTAAGGAGGTACTTGAACCACGGTATATTGAAAATAATGAATCCCGACCGTAGTATTGTATAGTAACTCAGTGTTATCGTGTTCAATGCGTAAAATACGAATACGGTTTCTACGGTATACAAAACTCCAGTTATGATCGGGTATTTCAAAACATGGCGTCGTTCTGGCGCCAAATAGGATTTGATCTGCGTCAATGAAAATTTACGAATGAAGAAACAACTATAGAATGGGGTAAATAAAAGACTCAGAAAGACATTGAACCATTCGTTCTTGTAGTCATAATTGTTTGTGATATACTTCATACAGATGAGATACTCGGTCAATGTTCCTACAAATAATATCGAATTCAGAATAAGCAACCAGGTCATGAACAGTAAGTAACCACCTTAGATCGTTTATTATTACTTATTATACAATAATTACATCTATATCCGTATCCGGATCCGTATACCGATATAAAACTATCACGCGATATTATACATACTACTTGCTCATCTACTCGTCATGTCAAAAAATAGATACAGCAGTCCCGAACAAAAAACGCCAGATTGCCAAGACTGGACTACAGTCACGTTAGGTAAACCAAAGAAACAAGACTCTGCAGCGTCAAATACCATGAAGACACATACTACAAACCCCGCAAATTCAGCGTCTGCCGTTGTGGCCGCGACTAGTTCCGGCGGCGGCGGCGACGACACAAAAAAGACCAAGTACATCGCGAAGGTCACCAGTGACGCTGTCAGAACCGCGCGATGCGAAAAGAAACTTACCCAAAAAGAACTGGCGCAAAAATGCAATATGGACGTTTCCATTGTTGCGGAGATCGAACGCGGCAGCAATTGCGTCTACAATGCAACTCATGTGAATAAAATCCAGACAATTTTAGGTGTAAAGATCCCGAGGGCGTAATGAAGTATACGAGTGTGTATACGAGTATACGAGTATATAAAATTGAACCGAAATAAATAAATATAATCCGATATTATAAAATATATACTACTGTCATATCAATGACGACGCATCAAGACACCGGAAAATATCGAACCAATACGCACGACCAGTTTTATACAAGCGAACATGTTGCAAAGAAATGCGTTCAAAAGATTATCGCAACCGTGAGTGATTGCCACAATAGAATGCAACCTGACGAATATGTGTGGATTGAACCCTCCGCGGGTGCAGGAGCGTTTTTACGCCAACTACCGCCATCCTTTACAAAAATCGGTTTGGATATTGATCCTAAAAGCGTGGATATCATACAACAAGACTACCATACATGGAATCCGGAACGCGCCTTAGCAGCCACACTTCTGAAAAAGAATGGCGTCATCGTGTTTGGCAACCCCCCATTCGGAAAGCAATCCTCATTCGCCAAGGCGTTTATCGCGAAAAGTTGCTCATTTGCGAATATTATTGCGTTTATTCTACCAAAGTCATTTACAAAACCGAGTATGTATAATGCATTTCATCCGCGTTTTCATCTGATATACAATGAAGAACTTGAAAAGAATGCGTTTCTATTAAACGGGGATGCATATGACGTTCCGTGTGTATTTCAAATATGGGAGAAAAATGCAACTGATCGACCCAAAGAAGAAAAAGTAGCGCCCGTCGGGTTTGAGTATGTCGCGCCGACTCCGACGCCGACGCCGACCCCGACTACGTTCGCACTACGACGTGTGGGAGGTCTCGCTGGAAAGTGTTACCCGGTTGTTAGTGACGTCCATAGAAGCGCCCAGTCCCATTACTTCATCCGGTTCAATGAATCGGCAGTCCCTGTGAAATATCACGCTCAAATTTTAGAAAGAGTAAATAAACATACATTCCCGAGTAATACAGTTGGACCGCGAAGTCTTTCAAAATCAGAGGTGAATGTAGTGCTCAACCATATTATTGCGGAGGCGACGGCAGCGCCGTAATCTTCTTCTTCTTCAATTTCCTGCGTCCAGAAACCATCTGTGATGATATAACCCCGCCACGAAATGCGTTTGTTTCGCTCCGTTCAACCAATCTCTCGGGGTGTTTTGTTATAAACTTTTGAAATTGATTGAATGAGCACTGGAGACGCGATTGTGAACTGTCACATTTGATATTCAGATATATCGCGCCACATTGCGCTTGTAATGCGTCGCGTAGCGCATACATGGTTGCGTGCTCTTCACCGGTCGGTTTTCTTTTTTGTGGGACGGATTTTACGAGGGCGTCAAGTTCCTCGAGTTGTGCACGAGTCACCACCCCGAATAACTCTGCGCGTGAATTTGTTAAGTCCACCTCGATGATATATCTTACAATTTTACACTGTGTTACATCACATTGCGCATAATGAATCACCGTCAAATGTAACGGTGCACTGCTGCCACCGCCGCCGCTGCCGCCGCCGCCGTCGATCTCATGATGCGCCGCGGATACCTCGTCAAATACGCGTAAACAGTCTCCCATACAAACCGTATTCAGAGAACCAGTTGTTTTGACGGAAATGTCGCAGTTTTCATTCAAACGGTTGAATTTTCCGGGTAAGTCCATTTTACTATTGTATTTGATTCCCTTCATCTCTTCCAGTGTAGCGCCGTATACATTGATGCAGATCTCCTTTTCCCATTTGAATCCGTGTGATTGAACTTCCGTCGTCATTCGAATGAATAGAATAGAATAGAAGCAGTGCCAATACTTTTATACATTTATCTATAAAAGTATTTCAATTTATTTACATGTAAATAAAAACTGGAGGATGTAATTATTTCTTATTACCCTCGAAATACAATGAAGCGTTCTTCGGCAATACCTTCTTGTGTGAGAAACGCTGCAATTTCAGAAGAATAACTGCCTTGCACAACGATGAAATCCTTACCGGTGTCTTTATCTTTTGCAATATGACCACCGCATGAAAGAACATCTTTACTCTTGAGTTTCTTTAGTATTTTGACAAGATTAAACTTATCTGGGATACCTTCTATTTTTGTTATTGTCTTTTTTCCTCGATGAACACTAATCATTATTTTACGCCCGAATCCGTCGTCATCGTGACCGTCACTGCTGCCAGGATGGGTGATTGTGGCAATATTCAGCGGCACAATGTTGGATAATACAATAGTTGGGGATGCATTTTTGGTAGCAGTAGCAGTAGTAGCGGCGCTAACTGACATAACTTCTTGTAATATATGTAATAATATATGTAATAATATGTTTAATTCAATTCAATTCAATTATATATAATAAACAAAAAGAAACTTAAATATTCTAACTAGTAGTAATACATATTAACAAAGGAAATGGGTAAAAATAAGAACCATAAGAAATCGGGTAATAAATCTAAACATTCAGGTTCCACTAAGGACAATAAGAAAACGGTTAAGATTGCGGATGTTTCGCCGGAGTTTCAGACAATTATTCTCGATTTTCTGCGCGATATTGATTGTTCGTTCCCTGAGTATCGCGAGGTCCTTGAGAAGTATTTAGGGTATTCGCATGAGATGAAACCGATGCCGGATGAGTTATATATTGAGTTGTATTCACATTGTCGAGAGATATATCCGGTTAAGTTTTTTGATATTCTTTACAAGAATGAGTCGTTGTTTGCTGCGTCGTCACCCGCGCCCGCACCCGCGCCCGCACCCGATGCAGAAACAGAACAAGCGCCTCTGGAATTCCTTCCTGGCGTCGATTTCCGAGAGATTTGGGTGACTGAAGACATCACCAGTAATACCAAGGATATTATTTGGAAGTATCTTCAGTTGATCCTTTTTTCCATTGTAAACAATCTCTCGGATATGGGATCTTTCGGAGATACGGCCAAGTTGTTCGAGGCAATTGACGACAATGAACTCAAAACTAAACTTGAGGAGGTGATTGGTGAGATGGGATCGATGTTTGGGAATGTGGGCGATGGAGGTGCGAGTGCGGGCGCCGAAGGAATGGAGGACTCATTTAAGAAGGCAACTGATTTTATGAATGAGGCGTTTTCGGGTGCGGCAGGCGCGGCAGGTTCAGGCGCGGCACCTCCAATGCCTGACGCCAACTCCATCCACGAGCATCTCTCGTCGATATTGGACGGTAAAATCGGTAAACTTGCGAAGGAAATCGCGGAGGAGACGGCAGCAGACTTGAATTTGAATATGGAGAACGAGACATCCATGAAGGGTGTGTTTCAGCAACTTCTTAAGAATCCAGGCAAATTGTCCGGCATTATTAAGACGGTCGGTTCTAAACTTGATTCCAAATTGAAATCCGGTGAACTGAAAGAGAGTGAAATCATGCAAGAGGCGAGTGAACTCATGTCAAAGATGAAGAGTATGCCGGGGATGAATAATTTGGCGAGCATGTTAAGCAAGATGGGTATGAATGTGCCCGGAGGTATGGGTGGTGGGAAAGTGAACTTGGGCGCAATGCAGTCTCAATTGAATAAGAATATGAAGCAGGCGCAGATGCGCGAGAGATTGCTCAAGAAGGTTCAAGATAAGCAAGCAGCGGCGGCGGCGGCGGCTGCTGCGACTGCCAGCGCTGCCTCTATTCCGGCAAATACGGAGACAACTTCCGTATTCAAATCTGGTGAGAAACCTGCGAAAACACCGAGACCGAAGCAAAAGAACGATTGATTTCATTGTACTTCATAATTCACGGTAATTCATCGTAATTCATTCTTCATAATATATAAGTATTATAGTATCTTATATATTACCATATAAACCGGCGCAAGCACCAAATAATGAGCAAAGATCAAGTTTTTTGGATAGAAGATCCTGCAGTGCTTATGAATAAAGACTACATTCGCGAAATATGGCCACAAACTGCCATGGAACCACCTGCCAAATTGAATGCGATCACTCGCTTTGTCATTCTCGCGACAATTTTAGGATATCTCGTTACATCATCCTTTTCCATATTTGTTCTCGGCGGAATTACTTTAGGAATTATTGTCATGATCTACAATTTCATTTATAAAGGAAAGGCCGGTATGGATACCGAACAAGCAAAGAAGGTATTAAAAACAAAAGAGGGTTTCGCGAACAATATCGATAAACCTGAAATGTATGACCTAATGCGAAATGAATTCACAGCGCCTCAACCGATGAACCCGTTAATGAACCCACTTCTACCAGAAATTGTCGATAATCCACAGCGCAGAAATGCTGCCCCGTCCTTCAATCCTGCAGTAGAAGAAGATATTAACCAGGCGACCAAGCAGTTTGTGAGTGGTAGTTTTGATACAAACGCGAGCAATGTTATATTTAATGGAGATCTTGTGCCGGCTCAACCACCGAATCACACCACTGAAGAAACATATGGAAAATTATTCGGAACTTTAGGTGATAACGCCGTTTTTGAGTCATCTATGCGACAATTCCATCCTGTGGCGAATACCCGTATTCCGAATGACCAGGATGCATTTGCGAAATTCTGTTATGGTGAAATGAAGTCTTGCAAAGAAGGCGATGAGTTTGCATGCGGGCGCATCAATTCGCGTCTTGGACAAGTGGTTGGGCAGTAAGATCTATTATGAATATGAATATGAATATGAATATGAATATGAATATTTCATTATATTCCAATACAATATATTGCAATATAATATAAGATAAAACACAATGGCTTACGTACACAACTATTCATTCGACAATATGTCGCGCATAGGGTGCGATACGGGAGATCTCTCGCAACGCAATGTTCAGAACCTGAATGCGACCAACTATGCGCTGAGCAACTTCTTTTCGACAGACTGTCAGATGGAGCGCCCTATCCAGTTTGCAACCAGTCAACCTAACGTGTTTTACAAGGGTGGTCATGGCGGTTTTGGAGGATGCACAATTGACGCCGACTCTGAACTCACGATCGGAAGTTTGAATACACATGCAAAGTGTAAGTTGAGTCTCCTTGAACGCCCATTCAAGACCGTTCCTTATTTAGGACGTGGTGCAGTGAATGTGGATTTTGAATCCCGCATGCTTCAAGGCGACTTGAATACGAATAAGAAGAGCATTACTCAGTTGTCGGAGCAACTGAACTCGGCGCATAGCGAGTATCCTCTTCAAGAGGAGTTTAAGGTGACGATTAACAATCCGGCCAATTATGTTGAAGGTGCCGCAGTGAATGGATGGATTCGTGGAGGAGTGCCGTCGCGTGAGTTGGTGCGTGACCAGGAGTACCTCTTTAATGGAGGCAAGTAAACCCAACCGACATCATTACCATATGTCAATCCATATAGTCGACGACCCGACGACCCGACGCGAGACATAATATAAAGTTATACTTTCATATAGTTTTATATATCGATAATTCAAATGGATAATACCACTGAAAATTCGTGTATTGTAGAACCTTATGAACTTGAAGTTGAGACTGTATCTATAACCCAATCAAATACGGAGGGACCCGAACCCGAACCCGAACACAGACCAATTTCATCTCCTTCCGAAATTGATCTCTCGGGATACCAGTATGATATTGTCCCCACTTACAAGATGATTGAAGATCAAGACGATCAAGATACACTATTCCGTATTCAGTTTCTTCAAGCATTCGGCATCACAAGCGACGAATACCATCCAGAGATTGTTTCGGCCGTGATCAATGATTTATACGAACGATACAAAGATCATACAGGAATTCGAGAGATTTTAGAGTTGCATCCATTGTATGACTCAGGGATGGTGGTGGATTCGCAGGATATAGATGATGCTGACATTCATGATGACGACTCCGAGACACCCTCACTATCTCCATCCCCACCACCACCGCATGGTGGTCGATTTGCACCAAAAGAAAATAATAGTGAGATGATTTTCTGCATGATGTTTTCATTTCATTTGTTCGATCTATTTCATGCATGTCTTCGTCACGCCAAACACAAGGAAGAAATCCCAAAAACATTACGGGATGAAATTATCGAATATCTTGGAACCACGTTTTAGAGAATACATAATAGAATAATATTGTTTAGGATATATAAAGAATATGGCTTCTACCAGAAACAAGAATACGCGCGCCGATTTCAAGATTGAGCAAAATTCGAAAACACTGGCGCGTAATTATGTCGCCTTTGAAAACAGTTATGCAGGCAAGGCATACGCCCCCGCACTCGCATTTGAAAGTGTCGGTATCCTTCCTACGAAGATGTCCCGCGAGCATTTCTCCCAGAATTCAGTTGATATTGAGTCGGCACTCTTTGGCATCAATTCTACGAACCTTGTTGAACCGCAAGCAGCAGTCGTCCCTCAATTGAAGCAACTGCCCGAAGTGAAATTCTTCGATAGAATGGCGCTTTTTATGCCGGAACCACTTGTGGTAGAGAAGGCAGCAAGACCATTTCAACATGCAGAGTCGAAGTTGTTTTAAGGGGGTTGCGCCCCCCAACGGCGCTGCGTCGCTTTGCTCCGCGGTGGGGTGGTAGGCGGCAGTAGGTGGGGTGGTAGGCGGCAGTAGGTGGGGTGGTAGGCGGCAGTAGGTGGTGGTGGTAGGTGATGGTGGTAGGTGGTGGTTAAAAATAACATAAAACTATTTTCTCCATGATTATCATAAACTACTCTTTGATCCTTTCTCTCTCCCTTTGTTCGTATGCAAACTCTTCGTTTTACCAACCCCAACCCTCGCACATCCCCCGCCGGTTTCTCAGGTTCATTCAACGCCGAGAATCGTGGATGGAGTGGAACCGGTCGTGTGACTGTCGGTGGTCCAAACAGAAGTGTTTGGGCTGAAGGTCAACTCAGCGGTGGCTGGTCTGGCGGTCGTCCTAATGTCGGCGGTATGGTCGGCGGAACTATTCGTTTTTAAGTGTAAGGCATTTTCCGCAATACGGGTATATGACCTTCCCCAATATTTATCTACCTTTCCTAGATAAATATCGCCATTCGCTACCTGACGCGGAGTCGGAATGCTTGTATGTGTCACCTCTGTAACAAGCACTTTTCGATCTCCTTGTGTCCAATAACAGTAGGGTGGACTATTCATTAATTTTTCATTGAACTTGTGATTACTCGGATTGGATACACGCAATTGCTGATGCGCTTCCGAAAACCACCCATAATATTCGCTTGTGTCTTCTGGAAAGGGTGTAGATGGAGGTGCAATGACGCCGCATTTTGTATTTGTCATCGTCCTCGTCCTCATCCTCATGTCCGTGTTCATGTCCGTAGTCAATTCTATTGATAATAGTAGATATTATTATTATCAATCAATTTTATTCATTCGCGTCGCGGTCGGCACCCCCCCCCCC